ACAAATGTTCACAAAGTCTTCTGAGGTAACCCCTACAGAGGCAAAGAACCAAGCTTTTGCTGAGAGCCTAGCTAGCTTCTCTTCTTCCGGTTCCCTATTTGTTTCTGGTTTTGTTGCGTCTAGGAGTGCTTGAAGTATTACGCTTAGAAACAGAACCCTTTCTGGACTTTTTAACTGCTTGTCCAGAAGATGCTCCACGTTTACTAGAAATTTTTCCTCCTCCTCTTCCTTCTCGTACTCTTGGTTCTTCATTCGCCCATTCCTCAATTACTCGATGATCTGAGTTTTTACAGAACAGGAAACCATTTTTAATACACCAATCTGCATATGACGACTTAGCTCCTTTATTAAGTTTGCCGTTAGGGTAATCGAAGACAAAACGAATATCAAGGTCTGGATGGTGTTCTCTAACAAAGAGGTGCTTCTTTCTGTCTTCTAATTTAAATCTACCTTTTACTTCTAAATATATACCATTAGGTAGAAGAAAATCTGGAAGATATTTTTTATATTCTAGCCACGTATATTCTATATAATGAGGTTCAAAAGAGAAAGGAACGCTAATACTTTCTAGTAGATCCCCTGTCTTCTTTTCTGATCCTGATCTATACAAACCTTCTTTTTGTATAGACTGATAAGGATTTTTATTTTTTTTAAGTAGCATTAGTTACTTCAGGTACGTTAGGAGTTTTACCAACCTCAACCAAATGCTTTGGGCCATTAGCGTACATGAATGTACGAAGCCCTTTCCCAGCGTTAGCATCTTGCCAACAAGTGAACTTAAAATCACAAAAGACACAGCCGAAAGCCAGCTTAAGGTTACCACTGGCACCATCAGCAACAGCACTATAACATTTAGCAGGTGGTGTATCATTTTTTAGAAATTCTCTAATATCATCTATACGACTGACAGGATTTATCATATCCATCTCGTCTATGGGACAGTAACATAACTCACCTGATGATTTATCAATGACAACAAAGCCAGCATTAGGATTCTTATCCGCTTCAGAATAAGAAGACAACTGAGCGATGTAACCAAAAGGATCATCTGTGAGTATGTTACCGTCCTTAAACTTCTTGAAGCTGAAGCTAGAGGCTGACTTGAAGTCAATAAGAACGCCATCGACGGTAGCATCCTTATGTCCCTTAACGCCATTAACATGTAGCTCTGCTTGCTCTTCTTTTATTTCATGTCCAGATACTTTAGTGAACAGGATAAGAAGCTCTTCAAGAATATGACCGTAAAGGAACTTGATAAGAGTAGGAGCAGATAGGGGTTCTTTCTTAGCCCCCCTCATCTCATACCAAATTTTTCTATCCTTATGGCCTACGAGAGATAGACGTAGACTAGGTTCTCTTTCTTTTCGTACTTCAGAAATAGCGGAGGCAACAGAAGCGACTACCGCTTCAGCAAAAGCGTCGATGTGTTTTTTTTCTATTGTTATTTCCTCGTCATTAGTAAACAACGCATAGATGTCTTCTACTAAGGTATCGATTGATTTAGTCATCTTCTGTTGCCTCTCTGTTTAGCTACTATGCAGCTTTAGCTGTACTTACAGGTTCTGATAGTAGCTTATATCGTGTGTATGCCCCAGCGGGAGACATAGCACGCAAAGCGATGATTGTATATCCCTTCTTACGAAGGCGTGAGATAGTCGCTGTTAGGTTCTCACACCATCCACGATCAAGTGATGTCTTTCGTGTCACTCGCATTCCGCGACGAAGGGCTGTAAGTAAAAGTGATTCAGCGTTTTTCATTACTCTTTTCCTTTCTATTATCTCAGAGTGCTTCTAGTTCATTATCAATGCTAAAACCATCTTCGTCTTGGAAGTCAGTTGATGGATCACCATATTCTACAAGATCAATAACCTGCATAGCCATAAAGTCTGAGCTAACACCACTCTTACCAGCATAGTCCCAATCGTAGGGCTGGATTTTAATCTTAGCTACAGAACCATTACCAATGAGCCGTCTATCCCACGGGTTACGCTTTGAGTCAATGACTCGTGGAGCATCACGAGTGCTACCATCTTTCTTTGTGGTCTTACGTTTAGCTGAGAAGAAGTCACCGCGATCATCACCCTTGTTCTTAATGGTAAGACCAATTGATTCTAGCTTCTCACGAGTGTCATCGTCTTCAATACACACGTCCACCTGCCAAGCAGGTTCATAGGTAGTGTTAGGCTCTACTACCGAAGCCCAGTAGACCTTACCTTTGATAAGGATTGAATCGTATTTAGTATTCGCCATCTCTTAACTCTCCATTTAATGCCCACATATGATTAGGGCTGTTTCAATTAACAAAAGGGATACTACTCAACTAACTTATCTGTGTCAACTCCTTTTTTTGTGAATGATATATATTTTTTACAGCATCATCGAAATCCAGTAAGTCTTTCTGATGTGCAGCATACACCCTTCTTCCAACAACCTCAATTCTTTTTTCGTCGTAAAGATCATGGGCGGTCATAAAGCCCTTAAGGTCGTATTCATTAATATTATTTTCTATAATTAAGCCAAAGATAGCTATGTCCGGTATTGGCCCAATGTTAGCTAAGAGCTTCCCTGTTTTATATTTAGTAGCTTTAACATCTACACCTAAACCTTCAATAAAGATATCTCCTAAATCTGTTTTATTAGCCTTAGAGAGAGGCTTGAACATAAACATATCTTCTGGATACTGGTTACAGAATTTATGTATAGCTAATTCTGCTCTAGCACCTAGTTGATCTATCTCTAAAGGATCAGTTCTTTTGTATCTAGAATCAGTTACTTGTAGTTTTCTATTTGTGGAATTTCTTTTTGAACCAATCAAATTAGCAAACTTGACTTCGTCTTCTGTTAGAAACATTAATGTGTTTCTGCCCAATTCTGGCCTACTTTGTATTCGCTGTCGAGAGGACATTGTACATTCAACTCCTTTTCAGTTAACTTCATAGCTTCCCTAGTTAGCTTACCAAATTGGTCAGCTTTATCTTTAGGACAATCAAACTGATATTCATCGTGAATACTAGCAACTAACTTAACGTCTAGTTTGTGCTTTATGATTAGCTGATCAATGAACACAACCCATTGCTTGCAGATGATAGCACCAGCACCCTGAAGAAGTAAGTTCATAGCAGCATGTTGATGTCTGACATGTAACTTTCTACCATCAAGACCGGGAATATATCCTGATCTAGCTATTCTGTCAACCTTGCTTCTTAACTTAGCTAATGCAGGTAACGCACCCAGAAAGTTATCCATAAGCTTCTGACCATCTACAGCAGAGCCACCCACTATACTACCAATCTTGGCTGAACCTGCTCCATAAATGAATGCATAGATAAACGTCTTCGATTGATCACGAGTAGATAATCCAGCAGCCTTCTGATTAGCTGTGTGGATATCTCCTTCAACAATTTCCTTAGTGTAGTCGTCGTCTCTCATGTAGTGAGCAAGACATCTTAGTTCTAGTGAGCTTGCATCACAACCAACGAGAACACGATCAGGAGAAGAAGAACTCCAGCAAGCTCTGCACTGCTCTCCGTAAGGAGAATATACTGCTGGAACTTGTGCCATGTTTGGACCGAAGTGTGCCATACGTCCCGATATAGCTTTAAGTGTAAGAACTTTTCCATGTACTTTTCCATCATCTTCTAATAACTCTAACCAAGATTTAATTTGTGCAGTTCGTTTGTTAAGAAGTAAATACTCAGCAATCATTTTAGCTTCTGGTATATCTACATTCTTTAGAGTGCCTTCATCTACAATAGGATGACCAGTAGGTGTAAACTTATCTGGTTGCCATCCTTGTTGCATTAGTCGAGCAGCTATCTGTTGTCTACTGGAAGGATTAAAGACAATAATCTTATCCTTTAATCTCTTACCTGTCTTATCTGAAACTCTTTCCTGAGTGATGGGTAGATATATATCTTGTAGCTTTTCCTCTATTATGGAGGATTTATCAGATAGTTTTGCTTGTAGGCAAGTAGCTTTCTGAACGTCTAGAGTAAAGCCATTACGTTCTTGTACATTTATAATTGTACGTATTTGATACTCTAGATCAATAGCCTTACGGTATTTTTCATATTTCTCTCCCTTTATCTTTAGCCATAGACGATAAGTTATATCAACATCTCGTATACAATATGTCACCATCTCCTCTGTTA